CACATGCGTTATTAAACGCTTCTCCACAGTAATAAAAATTTTCATCTTTATATTTTGTTTTGGTGGAGAATTTTGATATATAATCAAATTCTTTTTTCTTAATTGCCATAGGTATATTTGTAAAATTCTTGTAGTGTTTCTAACTTATCTGTTGCATTTGCAAGTTTCTCAACGAACTTATTCATTTCCTCCAAATGTTGTGGGTGTTCACCGATTCCAACTGGATTTTCCATGTAAATCATTAAAGTCGCCTTGGATTCTGCAATTTCACTCTCATATTTTTTAACGAGAGATTCGTACATTAGATTTTTAATTGTCATGTTTTAAATTTTAAAAAGTACTTGGACACCACATTAATGCGAATGTCCAAGTACAAGTTGAGTATTTTTAGAATGGTAAATCATCATCTCCGTCAACCTCTTCTTGAGGATGATAATCAGGAACTGATGTTTTTTGAGTTGGTGGTGTGGATGGTGTGGATGGTGTCATAAATTCTGAATTTTCAGAAGAGTTTGATACCCATTTGCTAGTTGCAGAATCCCATTTTGGAACTTCTCCTTTAGCAATCATCTCAAGATAGTCTTCAGGTTTTTTAGAATAAACATCTGACCAAGTTAAATCATCGCTCAACCAAGTATCTGAAACACTTTTTTCAGTGTGTAATGAACTTTGGTCTTCAGGGATAATAGAGGTGATTGTTGTATACTCTCTACCATTACCCGATTTAGTTAAATTTAAATTAATGACAAGGTCTCTACCTTTTTCGGGGTCAGTAATATCACCCTTGTTTTTGAAAAGAGGGAAAATTTTATCCAACACACCCTCATTTTTAGTGTTGTGTTTAAAACGCCAAAATTTTACACCATCTTGTTCGTTTTCTCTGTCGATAACTTTTACAATGTAAAATTTACGAGAACGGTATTGACGAGCCAATACTTTATCTGACTCCACTCCGGTCATCATTAAACCTTCATGAACTTCATTAAGTGGTGAACGTTTACCTTCTTGTTTAGGGTCATAAAGTTTCACCCAATTTCCGTCTACTTGAACCTCATGGAAGTAAACTTCAACAAATGGACTTCCACCATTTGGTGCCGGTAGAATTCGAATTCGTCTCTCACCACTGCGAGCACCTTTCGGTAATACCGTAGTGAAATACTTTTTCATTCTGTCTTCTTGAGACACCTTGTTACTGTTGCCGCTCGCGGCGTTTTTGTTGTACTGAGCCAGTACTGCTTCTAATGTTGACATAATAATTGATTTTAAATTGTTAAACTGTTTGTATGTAAAGTATAAATAAAAAAAGTCAGACTTCAAAATCTGACTTGTATTTTTTTCAAAAAAAGTTCAAACTCTTACTCTAGAGTTAAAAGATACAATAATTTATTCAATAAACCAACCATCTCATCTCTTAAATTTAAAAGGTCGGTATCTCTTGTTTCATCTAAATCGGATGAAAACTCTATTAATGCATCGACACATGTCTTTATCATGTCCGAAGGATTCATTTCAGATAAATTTATAAGTGTGATATTTTTTGTATCATCATCCAACACAAATCTTCCGTATTTACCCATTGATGATTCTACGAATTCATCAATTAGTTCTCCTAAATCTTCATACACATCACCAAACGCCTTGTGTCTTGCAAGACCTTTGGTTTGCCAATGATTTATTTTTAATTGTGTCTGTAAACCTAATAAGAAATTTATCTTAGAAGCTAAATTCATCTTCATCCGCATTAAAACTATTTCTTATGATGTCAGTAGAATAATTATCGATGTCTTGTTTCGTTAAAACATATTCATTTTTACCTGATTGTGCCATTTCTGGTTGTTTCTGAGCAAAAAACTCTTGTGGATTTTGATTAAATGGATATGAATCTAAAGAACGTAACTCAAGTTTTTCTTGAGGTGTCTTTTCTTTCATTGTGTCCATCTTTTGTCCTAATTCATCAATTTTATTCATTACCATATCCATTTGAGATAGTTTATTCTCTAAATCGGTTAGTTTGGTAAAAACGGTATCCATTTTACCAACAACCTCGGTATTATCAGATTTACTATCATCCAAATCTTTTTTAATCGATTTGGTCATGTTAACTAAGTCTGTAATATCAATTTCTTCAGTGTCATCAACAGGTGTTGACATATCTTCTGGTGTGGGTGCTGCAATATCTTCCGGTGCTGGTGGTGGAACATCTCCTTCCGCTCCCATGTCAGGTGCTGGTGGTGCAATATCAGGTGGTGGTACTTCACCTTGTTCCATTAAAGTCTTTGCATACTTATTAATCGCATTATATCTTGCGAGTTCTTCCATTAATGTTTTTTCTAATTTTTTCATAGTTAATCTTGTAAAAGTTGTCTACCGTCTTCGGTTATAAATTTTTTATTTAATCTTTCAACAATTCCGTCCTTAGACCTAATGACATAACACTCACCGGTCTGTAAATCACATTCCTCTCTTTCCATCCCATCATTTGAAACGGTTCTAATTTGTTTGGGGTTACTCATGTAGTTTTCCAAACTTTTATTTATTTTTTCGTTATTCATGGCTTTTTCTTTTATAAATATCTGTAAAGTTCGAAAACTTACATATTATTCCATTCTGAAATAAACAACGTCACCATCATACAAACCCAACTCAGACATTAATTTAGGTGATAACGCTAAACCATATTTTTGACCAATAGGTCCAACTGCAACAGGTCCTTCCGCAACTATACTTCCAAGACTTGAGTCTAATTGGTAATTTGGATTAACAATAACTTGTTTATTATTCTTTGGATTTTTAAATGTTGTTTTTGCCGTTCTAACCACATCATCAGTTATTGATTTGGATAATTGGAATCTCGTCATGAAGTATCTGTAATTAGACGAACTAATATCTGAAAACTTTATTCCATTCGCAATATTCATACTAACGGTAGGTTCTATTTTGTAATCTTTACCACCCATTTGTACAACTAATCCTCTTAACCATTCTCCGTTATTTTGAATTAATTGAATTGACCTAACTTCATTAAAACCATTATATGGTACACCAAATCTATTAATACCAACCGTTTCGATTATTTTTTCCGCAGTACCACCGTATACACCATATCTGTCAGTAATATATGAAACACCATCTTTCGGATAAACTACATTTTCTTCAGTTTTTGTTTTATTTTCTTGTCTTTGTTTGAATTTACCAATCGCTTTTGCTTGTATTTTATCAAATAAAATCCTATAACTAGCAACAAATGAATCTTTTGGGTCGGGTAGTGATGTATATGGTATTCTTGTACCAGCAAAAGTTGTTGATATCGTATTTGATTTAATACTATGATTTACTTCTGTAATCCAATATGAACCCTTAAACATTGGGATGTTTTTTAAATAGAAGAACATTGTTGGTTGTATCATCACATTACCCATCGATGATACCTCACATTTATATGACGCTTGTTTGTAGTAATCAAATAAACTCACGTCCACATTATGTACACCTGCACCGGATGATGACCTTGATAAATCTTCCAATACTTGAAATGATTCAGAAGTATTTTTTAATGTAGATTGGTCTAAAGTCACACCTTTGAAAATTCCTTGATTTTGGTCACCAAAACTTACCTCAAACGCAACTACCCTGTTTGATTTAGATAAATCGTTTTGTGAAAAACCTTCTAATGATGTAATCAACAAAGGATTGTTATTTTGACTACCAATATAGAAACTATCATCATTAAACTTGTATGGTCTACTATTTGACATATCCAATCTTTTTGAACTTTGTCCAACTAATTGTATGATAATTTTTGGTGTTGCTTCTTGGTAATCAACCTCTAAAAATGTACCGAATAGTGTAGACGCAACTTTTTTAGATGGTGTTATTTTATTTTTATTTGTTAAATTATTTCCATAAAAATTAACATATGCAGGAAGTGCTCTCATATCTAAACCGGTTCCCTGTATCATCATTGATATGGCACTATACAGATTAACTGATGCATTTTCGGGTAATAATAATGGTTTAAATTTATCTATGTTTAGATATAATTTATCTCCAATATCTCTATTCGCTTTATCTAAAAATAGAAACTCTTCAAGTAATAATCTTTGACCGATTGAATTACCGGCCGTCCATTTATCATTAAATGATTTAAATGTGTTGTATAATTCTATTTTGGTATCATCAGTATTATACCCCCTGAATATGTCTATTCTTGAATTTGTGTTTTTAGCTTTAGACGAATCTAATTTCGCTAATTGGGGTAATAATATTGCCATAAAGTGTACCAATCTAACATCAGCACCGTTAGCAATAAGTTGACCGTCATCGTTTTTAAGTATTATTTGATTGGTTAAATATTGTTTAAACGCGGATTTAGTATTCACACCACCCGATTTTCGATATCCACCATAAATTAAAATTAATGACCTATGACTTTTTATGTTTTCTTCGGTTAATCTTATATCATTTATACTGAAGAAATCAAGATAATAACCATCGATATCTTCACCAATATAAAGTTTTATAAAATTTTGATTTGTGGTATTCACATCAGAAATACTAAACGGCTCAGGACTATAAGTGGATAAACTATTGTTAGTGGTTCCACTAACTTTAGTCATACCATAAAGTGTAAATGGGTCGATTTCTTTTGGATTGGCCATACTGAATTTTATCAAATTAGTTGTTGATAAAATGTCTGTGGTTATACTTTCCGCATTTATTTTTTGTCTTTCTTTTAATGTGTTTTTAATTAATAAATCCACATCATTATTATCTCCATCTATTTTCTCAACAACAGATAATTTTTTAAGAATATCTTGGAATTTAGAATAATTTATATTTCTAAATGTTTCATAAGGTATTTCATCATTTAGTTTTTCAGACGCAAAATCAATAAAGAAACTTTCAAAATATTCTAATATCTGAGGACTAAACGTACCAATTAAATCTAATGCCTTTTTATAATTTGCGGTTAAAGAGAATGTATTTCCTGTACTTCTAAAATAATCGTAAGGTGTTGGAAATGTTTGACCACTAAAACTGTCTGTAATGATATCATTTGTATACCATAAAGTTCTAAAACTTAATTCTTGTGAAAAACTAAAAGAACTATTGTTTTGAATTTTTGAATCTTCAAAACCACCAATTGATGGTAGTAATGTATAATTTTTATCAGATGTTATATATTTTGAATTATCCATAAAAACATCCCAATAATTCCTATTTGATTTTTGTCTAACCCTATGTTGTATTTTTTGTGAGGCGGTATCAGCTGAATATGACACGTTACCTAATAAAGGGTTATAAGATGAATAGTCGTTTACTATTTGACTGTATATTGCTTGGTAATATGGATTAACACCAACATTCGTATACCCTGTATATGTTGTACCGGTTGTTGAACCCGTCGTTGACGGTATTACATCTGTATATGGGATATACGTAACACCCGTTGTTGAGCCCGTTGTTGTTGAAACTCTTGGGATAATATCAAAAGTAATATTCTCATCATAGACCACATAAATTGTTGCACCTGTTAAACCGGTTAATGGTGTTTGAGATAATTCAATTGTGGTTGGGTTTGTTATTCCCGTAATAATAGTATTATTTGCGGTTTGTCCTGTTCCGGATATTACCGCAATTTTCATACCTGTTTGTATGTTAGATACTGAAGGTACGGTTACTGTTGTTCCGGTACTAGATACTCCACCAATAATTGCCGCACTAAGTGAACTATTATTATCAAATAAAGTTTTACCTGATAACGGTCTAACATTATAACTTGAATCAATTGACCCATTTAATATGTCAACCCCATCAATTAGATGTGTTTTATATCTGTGATATATTGAACCCCATTTTAACATTAAATGATAAGGTATAAAATGTGTTGCTGAAATTTCCCTAAATAATGATGATGTTAATATTGAATTATTTTCAAACGTTATCTGTTCATCTAAATCAATAAATGGTAAAGAATTTAACATCAAATAAGATGAACCAACATATTTTCCTTTAACTGTTGTCTTATTAAAATCTGAATAAAGTTGGTTATGAAAATATGGTGTATTGTATATTGGTAGGGTGTTACCTGAAACCTTTATTGTGTTTGAAAAAAAATCAACCTTACCAGATATAAGTTTTAAAGGGTCATTATATCCGGGTTTTAACCATGAAGAAATACTAATTGGTGATGCAATAAAACCTTGTGATGTGTTTAATTGTAATATACCATTAAATTTAAAATTATCATCAGTAAATGAACTTTTATTAATGTAATTTAAATATGTTGATGAATTAAATGGATAAATATTTTTTCTATATGATTCAGGAAGATAACCTAAAAGTAAATTATCTAAATTCTCTTTATTTAAATCACCATTAGAATTTGTTGCATTTTCAATATAACTTTCAAATCTAAACGGTTCATCTAATGCATCTACTATATAACTTGTTGTAGGTAAAGTATCTCTGAAATTATTAAATTTTTCAAAAGGAGATAATTGTGGTAATAATCCATCATATTCAACTATTGTTTGTGGACTACCGTTAGCATCTTTAACAATAACACCATTTTCTTTTTGAACTTGCTTTGTTTTAATATTAATAAAATTAACCAAAGGATTACCAGATGCTCTTGCTATTCTTTTCGCTAATTCAATTAAGTCAAAATCTTCTCTTATGGATTCTTCTATATTTTTAAATTCTTCATTAGCTAATTCGGTAAGTAAATTATTATTAAAGGAATCAAACATTGTTAGATATCTAGCTCTTTCGTAAATTTCATAGACAAAAGAATCATATGTTTTATCAATATATGGTATACTATCTGTTATTACATCAATTCCACAAATATCCTCAATTTTGTTATTGTCGGCGTTTGAATCAAATACATAATTAACATCATTTCTTGTTTGTTCATTATCAACATTTGTTTCTACTCTATTAGTTACGATTTTAATATATTCTTCAACAAAGTCAACTTCAGGCCATAAAGTTTTATCATTTGATTTTAATTTAGAAACTAATTGTTCATCACCCGGATATGCGATAACATTTTGTTTACCACCCGTTTGTGGTTTTTTAACTTCCGGCCAAGGGTAAATGTTTTCACCTTTTGATTCTTTAGAAAGATTTGATATTAATTTTTTTCTCTGATTTGAAGCATCAAATGCTTTATTATGAACATCTTTCATGAGTATCACATACACTTCAGCATTTGCCAATAAAACCGCAAACATATTTCTAATTGTTGGTTCAAACCCAAAACCCTCTTTTCCTTTAATAACCTCATTCATTCTGGTTTCTACGTCATCCTCAACTTTCTTTCTTTGTTCTTCAAATGATTTTCTAATTAAAAAAATATCATCAAAGATTCCATCAATATGAACAACGTTTTTTTTGTCAGTCAACGTTTTATAATATGACTTCACATCTTTTACGTTTCTTATTGAGATTCTTTTAAAATCACCAGTCGTCTTATTTAATAACGTTTGAGTAAAAAGTCTTGACTTTGATATTTTTGTATTAAAATTACTTATTAATAATTCTAAAGAACCAGATTTATCACCAATTATTTTAGAAGTGTCTGTTTTATCTTTCAAACTTAAATAATACCAAAATTGGTCAATTGTCTCGTTTGATGTGGTTTTAGTTGGTACAGTTATAAGTTCGTCAGAAAGGTTGAGTTTGCCCCATGCCTTTACTGAGTTTTCAAATTCATTGATTAAATCATCCAACTCTTTAATACCCTGAAACACATCCATATCAACATTACTGAATATTTCTTGTTCCAAAATTTTATCTAAACTTTCAGCAATATATCCCATTTCTTTTAACGTTCTAACGGGAAAACCTTTAGGAATTAATCCCTTTGCTTCATATTTTCTATAAATTGATTTTAAAATTGAATATCCTCTTGATGAGTAAGAAATACGTTTTTCATATAATCCCGTTTTTTCATTAAAAGTAACATCTTTAGTTTCATTAACCATAAACATATACGGACAATTAATGATTGCGGAAAGTGGAATATCATTCATCCATGCAAACGTTGACCCAACAAATGTTGTAGTTATTTCAAAATTACCATTTGACTCATTAAACTTTGAGTTGAATTTTGTCATATGTAAACGATACCTAATCGCTTTGCCGTAATAACCTTTTACTGTTAAATAAAAGATTGGCCATGGTAAATGAAAAAACGCTCGATATGGTGAGTTCTCACTTGATTCGAATAATGTTTTACCTCTTACGTCAATAAAGTTAATTGTAACTTGGGGTACAAAATTTGCACCCTTTACTGATATACTAACAGAGTCAATACCAAAAGTTTGACCACTAGGGTCTTTAAATTGGTCTTCACCAAAAGTTAAATCGTACCCATCTTTATATGTAGATTCTTGACCTTGAATTGGTTTCGGTACAAACGCGTCAGTCCATGTGGTATCAAAGTTACCATCACCGCTAGCGTTTTTTAAAAAATTTAAATTACCTGATGCTATTTGTGATAATGTGTTTCCTACATTATCATCAGCAATAAGTGTGGTTCTTGGAATTAAGTCTGCCTCCAAATTAAGGTACATAACCATATTCTCTTGTTTGTGACCTCTAGGTTGTACCTCACCATTGGTGTCAACAACGCTATTTGGGTCAATATAAACAAGATTATTTTGGTCAACTTTTACAAGTATATTTTCACTATTTGAATAATCGTTATTGCTCGCCATAATATAGATTATATAATTCTACATTTCTTCTGTAGTCTTGTAAAGTAGTTACTAAAGGAAAAGGTACTCTAATAACAAAATTGTCAGGTATTTCAAATTCAACACTACCAGCGGTTGGATTTGCTTGTAATATTAACCAACCAAATACGGGTGAACCGTAATAATCTTGGGATATTTTATCTAACCTATCTCTACCTCTTTTATAAAAAACATATCGGTCAGTAGTTTTAATAGGTATCTCAATACCCGGTACTATCCTAAAATTACCATCTTCAATAAAAAATTGATATCTATCAAAATATTGTCTACTCATTATTTTTTTCTATAAAAGTTAAGTTTATCTTGGACATCATTTGAATCTGAAAATATTTTATTAACTTCATCTATTATATCCTCATCGATTTCTTCTGATGTTGTTAATATATTGAACTTAATTTCTTTATCACTTTTTCTTGATTTTAATTTTGTTAATTTAAATTTCTTTTCTTCTGGTACGTTAACAAATTTTTCAACTCTTTTCCTTAATTGTTTTTTAAGACTTTCGGGATATAACGATGTGTCGGTAAATTTACTCATTAATGCATCCACACTATTATTTAACAATTGACTTATAATTAAATCAAAATCAGATGATTGTATTGTTGGGTTTAAAAATGTAATATTTGTACCCAAATCTTCTATTAGTTTTGGTGCGTTTGTTTCAATATAATCAATACACGTTTTATATTCATTATAAAGTAAATCCGAGGTAAAACCACTCATTGTCGATGAGTTAATTATACTGTCTTTTGATGATGAATCTTTAGAATTTTTTATTACAAAATTTGCTTTATCAAGAACTTTAATTAATTCATTTCTTGATTTTTCTAAATCAGATAAAACATTTGAATCTGTCAATTCGTTTATCTTTTTCTCAACAATATCAGTAATTAAAAATGTTTTTAATATTTTATTGTTAGTATCTGTCAATAATGAACCCGCAGGTATTTCTTTATCAAACTTTAACATGTTAACCAAATACGTTGGTGAAGAATTTTCAATAAAAGAAGTCAATGCGGTTTTTAATCCTGAACTATATACTGTTAATTCTTTTGTTTTTGCGTGCAATCCAAATAAATTTAACGTTTTACCGGGTGTTGGTGATGTTGATGTAAAAACATCATATTGGTTTATTGGTCGATAGTCGTTGCTAAACAACATAGTAGTAACGTCTTTACCATATTTTGTATAAATTTCGTTGTATTTCGTTTTGTACTTTTCAAAATAATCATTAGTTGTGTCAAATACCGATTTTATCAATTTAGTGTATGATAAAACTTTACCATCTTGTAGTTCACCCATATGTTCACCTTCAGCAACTTTGTTTGTATTTTTAGGTTGTAAAGTTCCTGTTTTATTTGCATAAGATTTATTTAAATCATTTAAAAACTCTTTTGTAAATTCTTCGGCTTTTTTTCCACCAATTGTTTGGTTTGTTGCAATTGACCTCTCATCGTACATTTCAGTGTTAGCGAAGAAATTAGATGACAACGCATTTTGTAGTCTTTCTACCGGTTTACTTAAACCTTGTCCACCAATAAAGTTTAAAGAAAGTGTAACAGTTGCTATCATTGGTTGTACACCAATACCTTCAGGATTTAAATCCCATAACATTTGTCCACCTTCTTCATATGAGATATTAACATCTCTAATTACTACTTTTGAGTGATAAAAATCACCAACCCTTAAAATACAAACAGGTGGAGGACCAAATGATGTATTTCGTGCCCTTAAATCAGATTCCTCTGAAATACCCTTAATTGGTATCGTGTCGCCTGGTCTAATAGATTGTAAAAGGAATGTTAATCTAGAATTTAAACCTTCAGGTGTTGTTGAATGAAATGCTGGGTGAAAATATTTTAATTTTTCTTTTAAAGATTTAAATACAATAGGGTCATTTTCTTCTAATTTTTTAAAATAAAAACATTCAGATAGTGTTTTTGCAATAATTCTTTTTAAAGGGTCAATTGCCGGTCTTCTTATTGGTTGAGACGCAGCCACTTGACCATTTGGTTCAAGTCTAGTTACCGGTACGGGTGTTGGTGTTGGTGTTGGTTTTTGTGATGTATTTTGATACGTCATTTCGAATAATGTTTGTCTACAATAAAACGCTATGGGTGAATAAACTTTTAATCCGGGTACTTTAACAAACTCTTTGTCGATACATTCTTTAATTGGATTTACTTCACTACCTGTAAAACCCTCACCATAGTTATATGATTCAATAATTAATTTACCATCATAATCGTATCCAAAACTTTTGAAATCATATTCTTTTATGATTACAATTGGTTGTCCTGCTTGGATGATTTCTTTATCATTTTCTCCATTGTTTTTGTTAACGGGTGTAAAATCTAATGGCCATTTTATATCAGGTTTTGTATTATCTTTTTTAATTCTATCAAATATATCTTGAATCACACTGTGACTTCTTCTCATTGCTAATCTTTCATTGTAATCGGTTGTCGCAACCGATGAACATGATGATGATATTTTAACTCTAATGTCTTGTGCCGTTTTACCGGTTAAACTATTAACTAAATTGTTTATTGATGTTGTATATGTGTTGAAATTATTTTGAGCATCGTCAAAATACGCACCAATTTTTGTTTTTTGTGCATCAATATCTGTTTGTGTTATTGTGATATTCGAACCAAAAATATATTCTTTTTCTTTAACTACTTGGGGGTCTGTTTGTGTTAAACCTGTTAATGTAATTAAAGAATTACCTAAACTATTAATATATGTTTGTTTATTTGTTGGTGTAACAAAGGATTCATATGTCTTTGTATAGTTTTGGTCCGTTCTTATTTTTTTATTATTAGGGTCCGGTCTGTCGTTTTCATATTTTAAAACCACACTAACAGGACCAATTTTTTCAGATACGTTTACGGAACTAGTTCCGGGGTCATCAACAACAGGATATTCAGTTGTTATTTTATACTGTTGGATTACTTCAGGGTCCGCACCCTTATTTAAAAATGATTGAATTAGTTTCACGTCGTTAGAATCTAATTGAGCAAATCTTCTAATCAACGCATAGAAATCAAGTTCTTCACAACCAGCAAAAAACGCATTAATATAATTTTCAGACTCTTCATCGGTCATCCCTTTAAAGTATTCTCTTACTAATAAGTTTAAAATACTTGGGTGGTCAACAACCACTTTAAATGATAATTGTCCACTTCTTGATGTGTCTTGATATGTGTAGATTGGTTCGGGTCTTCCTAAGAATGTATTATCCTGCCATCTAGCTTGGTTATTTTCACTAATTTTTAAATCATATGGTGGAAACCACATAACACGCCCACCATTAGGACCTCTTTCACAAAATGGTAAATCATTGTATGTGAAACCCGGAGTGTTTGATGTTCTCCATGCTAAGTTTTCAATAGAAAACATATATTTTTTAGCGTAAAACCCATCACCAGTTGGTGATTCTAAAATATTTGTAGAATTTTTAGCACCAAATGAATTTCTAAAACTATTTTTTGCATCATAGTTACCACTTGACATTGGTGCAATGTTTATATTCCATGGTCTGCTTTCACCACCCATTATACTATCATCAAACTTTCTAATATTTGCGGTTCTTTTCATGGTATCTGTATAGTTCATGTAAGACCTATCTTTAGTCCACACTCTACAATATTCGGCACCTGTTTCTTGATTATATTGGTCAACGAATTTTATTGCAGAACCTCTTGATAACATTGAATCACCCTCTTTGAATATTCTACTTGTTTGGTCAATCACATTACCAACGTGAGTTCTTGATGACAAACCATCTCTTGGCATTGAATCCAACAACTCTTGTGTTTTATTAAGAATTGAGTCTTCTCTAAATCCATATTTTGTTGATATTGAGTTATTGAAATTGTCAGATTCTTGTGATTGGAATTCTTTATTGTGTAAACCAATTTTATTTTGTGAATTTTTACTTATCCACGTAAGTTTACCACTTATTGGTCCACCTTCAGATATATTCCTTTGTCTTTCAAATAACGACGCTTGAACAGGGTCAAATAATAAACTTAAATAATAACTACTTTTCACCATGTTGTCATTAAAATCTGACATGGTATATTTTACATCTTCACTTCTATCGTCACCAATATACGCAACACCTTTAGGTGCTTCTAATCCCAATATATTCCTTATCCCTCCACCAATATTATCTACAAAATTAAATAATTTTGATGATTGTTGTGACCTAGCACTTGTTGTATAGTTAGGAGCATATGTTGAATATGTTAGTTGGTCAAATAATATTTGTCTTTGACCTTGACCCATATATTCAACAAACAAATCAGAAGGTTTTCTACCTAATTTTGGTCTTCTTTGAATACCAACTAAAGTACCTAAAACACCTGTTACATCTTGTAATATTGCCCCCGCCTCTGTTGTTGGTGTTGGTCTATTTACAATAGGATTTCTTGGGTTTGTTAAATAATCGCCGGGTATTTCACTAAATGGAAATTCAACACCAGCAACTGTTTGTAAAAAATCAACACCTTTACCTAATAAGGTTGATGCGACGGTGATTTTATAATTTTTCTCAATTAACGGTTCTCTACCTGTTACAATGTTTATTGCTGTTGCTAAATTACCATCTAACGCATCTATTGCTCTTACTCGACCTAAAGTTGCCGATTCTAAATTTTGTTGTAATCTCGCAAAAACAGGTCCCTGTCTATTTTCTCTTATATTATTAGTGGCAAATTTCATTAACCTCGAATCATTATCGAAGTTTTGACCAGCCATTATACTAATTAAATTAGTTGTTTGTGGTTCAAA